CAAATATGTAACTATCATTATATTTATACATTGCCACAACAGATGTTGGGTCATTACTATATCCAAAATCCATACCATAACAAAGTATTCTTGCTTCTGTTGGCAATTGTGTTTCTTTCCAATCTGGTATACATACTCCTTCTAAGCTACCTAATTGACCTAATCCGTATACTTTCCACCAGTTTTTCCAATAAGTACTTTTCTTAGCTTTTTCTTTTGCTGATTCTATCTCTTTAACTATTGTATCTGGCAACGCCTCATTGTCTTTATATGTTAATGTAATAAAATCTACATCTTCTCCGTTTAAAACCTCTCTATCGACCCAGAATGAGCTTGTAGGGTTATAATCTAGCCATATATTATTACTTGTTCTAACCATTAATTGCTGATATGCATCAAACGGTATATTGTTACATTCATTAATATATAAATCTGTTCTTCTTGCTCCTCTTAATTTATCAGGCATATCTGTACTAAAGAACTCAATATAACTACCGTTGGTAAAATTATACTTAAGAGTAGATTTATTAAACTGTATATCTCTATATCTATTCAACATCATCATTATTTTTAAGAAGTCTTTTAATGCTCCTCTTCTTAAATGAGGTACTGACTCAGATACTATACTTATTTCTAAATTAGGATTCTTAATTGCTTTATCTATTAATATAGGAATAATACCAAACGTCTTACCAGCAGATGTTCCGCCACGTATAACTTTAATTCTCTTGTTTAATTTGTAAAGCTTTTTAATTGCAGTTGTTACTACAAATTCCATTAAATATCAAATATTGGTTGTTCTGTATTTAAAGTAATGTCTTTAGTTTCTTTTGGTTTACCAGCATAATAATGATAAAATAATTGTACATATTTAAAATCTCCTTTATCTATACCAGCTTCTAAAGCTCTATAAGCCTTGTCTTCTAATGGTGTAAGTCTTTCAATTAACTGTACTTCTTCAGACTTAGATTTTCTACCAGAACCTTCTCTTTTACCGCCTTTCATTCTTTGAAAAAAATTGATTAATCAATAGAACAATAAAAAAATATAACTTTTGTTAATACATAGCAAGTATCTTATCCAGTCTATCTATTATAAGATCTTCTTTATCTTCAGGTATTCTATTAACTAGATCTATTAGTCTATTGTTTTTAATACTTCTAGACTCTTCTATTTCTTTATAAGATTTTATTTGTTCTTTTAGTTCAAATATTTCAAAGTTAAGTTCTACACATTTTTGTTTTAACTTAATATGATCATCTTCTTCTGTTATGTCTTTAAGGTCTTTTATTTTTGTCTTTGCGTTGTTATAAGCATACCTTAACATGTTGTTTTGTTTTAACCACAACGGAAACTGTGTTAAAGAGTATACTACAGTAGAGTGATCTTTATTTACAGATTCACCTATACTATGTAAACTTAAATTAGTACTGTTTTTAAGTAGTGTATAATATAATCCTCTTGCTTCACAATATTTTCTTTTTCTAGTAGGGTTATTTACATCTATACCTAGTTCTTTATTTACTATTTTTTTATATCTTGTTATTTGATCTGCCATTTTTGTTTCTTATTA